AGTATAAGCACTACCCACATACGAAGATCCAAAAAGAAAGTTATGTGATTGATAACCTACAGATGGTATAACTTGATTAGTATAATTAGTTGGTTGAACAGCTATATGTGTTTGAGAAGATCCTATAGTTAAAGTATATGCAGCCCCTGGAACACCGTAAACTGCTACAACTTTATTACCACCTCTTTGAGGTATGTCTCCAGCTGGAAATCTAACTCTATTTATTTTTCTAGTAGTAGTAAAAATTTGAACTGACTCTGCTGTAAAAGTTATAGTATCTAAATCACCAGCGATAACATTGTAGCTTGGTACATTATAATAAACTTTAAATTGAGCTATCTGCAGCGGTCTATCATAACGACCATTATCTAAATAAGTTTTCTCAACCTCAACTTCGTAAAGCTCAGGGTGTTCTCTTATAGCGCTAGTTATGTTAAAGTCTGGTTCTACAGGGTAATAATAACCTGTAGCTGCTGTAAAAGTTTTTGTAAATAACAACACTCTAGAGCCTGTCTGTTTTGAACCAGTTACTGTTCTATGGTAATGATCACTAACAGTTGATCTTGAGGACACTGTTATACCTGAACCAGCAACTGTAGTTACAGTAGCTTGAGTATTACTTTTTATAGGTTCTTTATCTACTAAATATATAGCTCTTGTTATAACTTCACCTTTAACAGCCGCTCCTGTAATGTTTAAATTAACAACTGTGTCTGAATTAGGCATAGTATAACTATCGTTCAAATCGATATTAACACTAACAGTATTTTCAAAACTACCAGGAACACCAGTGTCAGCAAACGTAATTGTTGATATAGACGATGGTATAGACCCAGCCGTGAAATCACTTGCTTTTACAGAATAGTATTGATTAGGTGTTATAGTTAACGTTAGATCAGTAGCTGAGTTGTTATCAACAGCTTGACCACCTATTTTTACTAAAGTACTTGAGTTTAATGTACAATTTGTTAACGCCATTTATATTTTATTTATTATTAAAGACAACCTCCAGAGTTGTAGTTTTGAACAGCTGTAATAATACCATCAGAGTCAGTAGAAATCACTTTCCAGTTATTAGATATATTATTACTACTTGAATTATGGTTTAAAGCAAATAAACCTCTTGTGTTATTACTCTCGTTCCATATTATAGGATAACCATAATTTCCATACTGACTATCGCTAGTGTTTATATTTGTTACAAAATTTCTAGAAACACCCGGGTTGAACTTAGATGATCCATTTATATCACTGTAAAGTTGTGTTCCAACAACATAGGAATCGGTTGATTTTTTATAAAGCATTCCGCCTTGATAAACTATAGGTGGATATTCCGGTAAAGGATTACCTGAGTTCCAAAGCACACCAGCAGCGAACACGTACTTACAGTTAATATTACCAAGACTTTGACTGTCGTAGGTATATGTATACGTATTACCTGTATTATTAGGTGGACCAAGCTCTACACCTTCATTAAAGAAAACCCCATCATATCCTGTATCTTGCGTGATCGTTAAGTTATATTCTTGACGAGTATCACCTGTAACACTAGCTCTTCCTAAACCTTGCACTGATATCTCTGTTGTGTCTAGATTTGAAAGTGAAGTACCTTTACCTCGTATAAAGTTAAACCACTTGTTTTCTTTCTTAACAAAATCTCCAACCTCACCTTCTTGCATGTCAGTAAATATACTATAATTGTACCAACCATCTTTTGCAAAATTATTTACATAATTGCTGTCGTCTAAATTTAAACCAACCTTACTTTGTGTACCTTCGTAGTTGAGTGTTTTAAAGCTTTTAATTATTTCAGGAGCACCGTTAAGTAATAACCTAACAGAACAATCATAAGAAGTTCCGTAGAAAGTACCTCTACTATTATTACTGTGATGCAACCATATCTCACCATTGTAAAAAGTATAATACTCATTGTTCAAGCTAACTCCTGTTTCTGGTATAAATGACATTCTACTAGTCCAACCTTTTATTTTTTCACTAAATGATATAGTGTGGCTTTTTGGAAACTTACTCACTAATGTTAGGTTATACAGTTGCTTCTTATCATCGTAAGAACCAAAATGAGTGTGCGCTGCTTGTAGCTCATCTCTAAAATAATCCTCCATACCATGCATGGATATCGGTGTTATACCATCTGCAGAAAGTCTTATTACTGCACCTCTGTTTTTGTCAGTAAAATATGCTCTAAACTCTTTAGCGACAAAAGATTCTGGGTTTAAAGATATACCATACTCTCCAGCAAATGGATCAGATGTTCCTAAAACTTTATTGCTTGATACTAAGTTGGCACTACCATCAGCATTGTATAAAGCGTCCTTGTTGGAGTAAACTTTAAGTATTTTATCTTCACAACAAACTAAAAGATTGTTGTCTCTTGTGTGTAGTTTTTGAATAGTACCATAAGCTTGGTTAAGATCTTTTGTTATAGCTTCAGCCTGTATAAATTGATTGGTGTTGTTAACACCACTGGTTGAGTTATATATTCCAGAGAATATTAAACCACTACCTTTTGTTTCTCTTTCGTATGGTATAGCTAACACAGTAGAAGCTCTAGGTCCTTTGTCTATAGTCGGGGCATTAAAGTCATCTCTTATTCTATTTGACTCCACACCGTTACCAAAAGAGTAGCAGTTAAACCATTCCAATGTATGTGTGTCATTGTGTTGAGTAACAGGAATAGCATTACTTATTTCATAATAAATATCTAAACCAACATCCTCCTTAGGTTCTGTTTCCCATATAGCTGGATTACTAGTGGTAAAAGAGTCTTCTTCAAAATAAGGCTCTAAAAACTCCATAGTATCGCCTTGCAGGCTATTGTCATACACCCACTGCCCATCTTGTATAGGGTTGTAACCGCTAGGTCCACTACCTATGTTTGGTGTTACGGTTAATTCAAATCTTTTTCTTTTATTTGATCCATCACTAAACCTTGACTTCCATTTTCTAGGCTCGTATTGTCTTATTCTTTTTACCTCACGTATGTTTGTTATTTCATAAATAGTAACGTCTGGATCATTTCCAAACTTAAACAATGATCCTCGTTTATTTAAATACTCAACAAAATCTTTTTCCTCGTGGTGGCAATTTACACCAACATCAAAATTCTTTTTAGGATCAGCCCATACACCGGTGAAAGATATATCCATTCTATTTCCGCCATCAGGAATTCCATTACCACCACCTTCAGAGTTAGCATCACAACATGTTTCAGCTCCTATTTTATCAATAAACCATTTACCGCCTGATCTACCACCTATTGTAGCATCCATCCAAGTGTCTCTCCAGAAACTTCTCCCTCTTTTACCACCAGTGAGATATGGTATGTTTCTTGAAGATACTACAGTGTAATCTTGTACTAATCCAAAGCTTAATATATTCGACTCTAAAGCCGCGTCTCTATATATTTTAACAAAAAATCGACCTTCAAATTCAGGTTTGTTTTTTGTTGTTATTTCTGCAATCTCTAATGATAACTCTTTCTTTTTTGTAGTAGATGCAGTAGAGCCACCTGTAATAACGTCAACTTCTGCACCCATTTTTTCGTGAGTTATAACATATTTGTTACCAGATAAAGAAATACTATTTATTTCATACCATTTAGACACAGAACTTACACCTCTTAATCTTAGAACAAGGTTAGACATAGACGTTGTGTCGCTCAAAGTACTGTCATCAAAATCATCTTTGTCTATATGCGTAAAGTTGAAATCTGATTGAGGATATCCAGACACTTCAAATGTGTTTCCACTAGGGTTCTCAAGCTCACCAAAAGATACTTTTTTCTCTTTTAAAAATAACGGAGCTTCATTTTTTATCGCTATAACTTTATATCTAGCGTCTTCTTCTACAAAGACATCAGTGCTGTGTCTTTTTTTAAGTATTAAGAAAGTTTCATCATCAATCTTATTTCTTTCAGAAGAAGGGAAACTTAACCAAACATTACCATCTTCTGCTAGATAATATCTATCCATAGCTAGATTATAATACTCATTAGAAGTTTCTTTAACATAAAACTTAAATGTGTCAACAAAGTCGGGAGGTATACCACCTAGCGTGGCTTTTATTTGATTATATTCTGTTGAGGCTGATTTAGCTAATGTTTTTGTTGCGGTTTTATTTGTAAACACCGGTGTCTCTCTACCAAACTTATCCCTGTAAACCACACCTAATTGATATGTTCTTTGACTCTTTATAGATTTACCTGGTTCACCAGTGTCTAACGTTAAACCTGTATTAGGTACTATGTTAAAACCAGCTAGGCTAGGTGTAAAAGGGCCTTGGTTATTAACCATCGATAAGTTCTGAGTATAGTTACCGTATATAATTCTATTAGCTGTTATTTCTTGAGCTTTAGCATTTAATGGAACGTTATCCCAAGGTCTAAGAGATTGATTTGCTGGAACAGCTGCGTATATTAATTCTGATTCAATAACTAGTTGATCAGATGTCCACTCTGGATCTGATAAGTTTTTCTTGCCTTTCTTTTTTAAAGTTTGAACCGTGTATACGTTATTGTTTGTAGACTCTTTATATAGTATATCTATCTCAATCACACCATCTGGTGTTCGTTGGTTAGCTGTGGCCCAGTCTTTATTAAACTCTTTTATTATTAAAGCTCTTAATTGGTTTTTCATACCTAAATTATAACCTTGATTTGGATTGTAATCAAAACTATCAGGTAAAAAAGCTATTTCAGACCAAGGTGAAAACGCTGAGTACTCACCATCTTCATACTTATATCTGTAACCAAATCTTGGAAACTTAAATTCAAACAAAGGTTTTTCTTGTTCTAGTTTTGCCAACCACTGTCGGTCATCAACACCAACTTCATCTGTTATAGACAATAGAGTTGTTTGAAATAAATCACCACCATTGTACTGGACTATTTCCAACCTAACGGTATGGTCTGGTCTACCATCGTTATTGTCATCTGCAGATTCTAGTATTAAAACATCACCAGGTGTAAAGTCTGGATCAGAATCTTCAAATTCAATTGTGACTGCAGTACCTGGAGGGAACTGTTCACCAGCATTAGAACCTGAGCTATAAATAAAAGATCTGTCTATTATACCTTCAACAACTATGTCACCACCATTTAAGTTTTGCCTCTTAGTATTAGACATGTCTAATATAGGTGCGTATTTTGGGTTTTGTTTTATGACGGTTATATCTCGTTCTCTTATATACAACCTAGGGCTATTTAATATTGTAGTAGCCACTGAACCTTGAACATAATGTTTACTGTGTTGTAATATGTCAGGAGTACCTAAAGCAGCTCTTTTTATATTTATTTTCTTAGGTTCGTTTGTTCCATCTGTCCAAAATAGTAATCCGTCTATAATATTAACGGCTGTTATTGGTTGACCAGTAAACTTTAAAACTCTTTCAGCTTTAAATGTAACGTTAGTGCCACTTGGTGGGTTTATAGTTGGTGCAGCCGATGTTGTTATAACATTACCAGATATGTTGGTAACCGTAACGTTGTCAGGGTAATAAGCTACGCCAGCTCCAGTATAGGCTTGAACAGTCATACCTATTCTAACTGTACCAGGTGAAACTACGTTTAAAGCAGTTGTGCTTATTTGACTTGAAGTAACTCTTCTACATTGATAATTATCAACAAGTATTGGTTTAACAGTGTTAGAACCAGGTATGTATTGAACAATATAATCTCTACCTTCGCCACTTATAACACCACCTTCAATAAACCATATAATAAAATCACCTTTACCGTGAGCTATTGATCCAACACATTTTTGACCAAATTGACTGATAAAAGATTTTTGTGTATTACCTAGAACATTTTGAATAGTACCAACATGAGCTCCGTCAGAAGAAGCAACTTCTACGTTTAAAGCATCTCTGTACTCACCATCTGGAACTAATCTCTCGTCCAGGTCTTTATTCATCTTACCCGCACGAAAGTGATGTTTTAACTCTGGCATATATATTATTTTATTTGTTTAGACTTGTTTCTTAATACTTGACGTATTTCTTCTGACTTAAAGTTTGAAAGTCTTAATTTAGCTTGTCTCATAGCCGCAAACCTTTCTTTCTTAAATCTTGCTACTATATACTCTGGTATATTGATTCTTGTTGCTAATATAGCGTGAGCTATATATTTATACATAGCTTCTTCAGCTAGCTTATGTATTATCATTTCATCTTCCGTACCTAAACCGTCACTAATATATCTAAGTGTAATTGTTCTACCTGACACGTCAGAACTAAAATGTATATAACCTCTAGAGTTGTCTATGAAATATACTCCGTTTACATGAGCGTTCTCTGGGTTTAAACCATATCTTCTACCCTCAACATAAGCTTGATCTATATCAGTGTCATCTGATGAACCTATAGTTGAGCTACTTGATAGTTGTGTACTAAAAGATGTCCATGTGTCTGAATCACTTGCTGTTGTTAAGTTACCGTTTTCATCAAACATATAACTATAATCATTAGCTTGATTCACAGCTGTAGGGTTACCTGTTTTTCTAGCAGGATATATAACTCTATCTATACCACTATCATCTCTCCACGATAACTTAACATAGTTAACATAGTCGTGTGGTAAAGCCATTTTTAAACTAGGTCCTAGTTCAATTTCTTGACTCTTTTCAGATCTTAATATATCATAACTCATTTCTTGTAAACCTCTTTGAGCATGAAAAGCAACATCGGATCTTCTTACTTTAGGTATTATTTTATCTTCACCAACATAGCTTATATTAAAATTATTTATAAGCTGTTGCATTGTTATATATTGATAGTTACCTAGATTAGGATTTATAATTGTTACAACAATAACATCATTAGCGGTAGCTCCGGAACCTAGAGTAACTGTGTTTGTTGTGTTATTAAAAGTAAAGGATGTTGTAGATGTACCATTTATAGTTACATTAAACTCTCCAGCAGACTCAGGCATTGTTGCTAGGCTGTTAAGTAATGTTTGGTTATCTGGAAAAGTTAAAACAAAAGCTGTTTGCCCAGCCGAAGCTATAAAACTTTCTGAACCGTAATATTGTTGTTGTGTTCCTTCAAATAGTGGCATATCTTATTGTTTTTCTTGTTGCGTGTTAATTTGATTTTCTTGTGAAGCCATTTGATATAAGCTAGGGTCCTTTATTAGTATTCCAGCTAATTGCAATATCTTAACAACTAATTCAGTTTCTTCTGATGCGTGAAGCTGAAAATGCTGAGTCGTATTAGCGTTGTATAACGCTTGCTCGTCTATAAGAGTATAGCCCCAACCAACTGTCTCGGGGAAATCTATATAGTTACAATACACGTTACTTGATATAGTTGTTGGATAAACTTGGATAGCTCTTGCTTCAAACATACCTTCTAGGTCATTACTTGATTGAGCTGTACTACCTGCTCTTGGAACAAAGTTAGAAGCCCTAACATATACTGGTCTTGCTAAGTTTGGAGCTGTTAGTGGTGAGTTTTGTATGTGGTGAATATCGTTTTGATTTATTTTTTCCATCTCAACGTAACCACCTTTATGCTTATAATATAATTCGCCCATTCTATAATGGTTTGGTAAAGTACCTTGACCAGGTTGTGATACGTGTGTTGACATAACAACATCTACCCTGTACTTTTCGAATATATCTATCTTTTCTTTTAACAAGTCAACTTGATCAGCATAGGTACTATCATTACCTGGTATTCTCATAAAAGCATTTAAGTCATAAAAATACTGCTCGAATATGTCTTGCTGAGCTTGATTTGCTAACAAGTTAAATTCAAGCGGTGTTATATAACCTCTTTGTTCTTTATTAGCTATAACTAATACTTTTTGATATACATTATCTATATTGACTGCCATAATTGTTTTTTATTTTTTATAAGGAAACGCTTTGTTTAAAGCTTCTTTTCTTTTTCCACAACCACAATCTTTACCGGTTGCTTCGCTAATTGTGTCTACGACTTTTTTTATACCAGTTGCTTTTGTAATTTTAGCAACAGTATCACCAAGTCCTTTTGATTTATTGTTTTCCATATAATATAATTTGTAGTTTGCAATCGCCCCGTAGAGCGACTGCTACTACAAAGTGATTTATTTTAGTTTCTTTTCAATTGCTTTAAGAACTTCTAGTCCCTCATCAGTTTTCAACCAATGAGCTAAAGCATTGTAAGGATGTTCTTCAAATGGAACTGTACAAAGTTTCTTTTTGCTTGAAGTCCAAGTAAAATGTCTTTGGTCTGAAGATAAAGTTATTAAATTAGCTTCAACAGCTTTAACACCTATATTTCTTAATTGAACATCATCATCAGAAGCTAACTGTATAAACGCTTGAGGTTGTTTCTTAGCATACAACAGTACGTCTCTTTTTATCTCCTTAGAAGACATATTAGACACTGAACTACCTTGTTCAACTCTCAATATAGCTTCAGCTTCATCAACACTTAGAGACATTGCTAGTTTAACGGCTTCGAATTCTAATTCAATCCAATCTGTTTCGTTTTCAGCTATCACCTCTGGTTCAAACTCTGTGTATAAAGTGTTTAACCTTGGGTGGTATAATGAAAGAAACATTTGTAGGTTTCTTTGTGAACTTGGAACTGTTAACTTTCCATCTCTCATAACTATGTGTCCTAATGTACAAGGACCTTTTTGTTCGTCCACAAAAGGAGAAGGTTGGTTTGTTGCGTATCTTAATTCACGCTGATAACCTTTCTCAGGGTCGAACCACATCAATGGTTTTCTTCTTGTGTGTTTTGACGGTATTACAAGTACTACCGGTGTATTTTGACCTTTTAATAAATAAGTCCTGTCTTTTACAACCCAATCTTTAGGTTGTGTTATTGTTTGTTTTTCCATAATATAATATAATAAAAGTTTGTAAATAAAAATAAAGGGTCGGGTGCCGAAGCACCCAACTCTTTAAAGTAATAATGAAATTATTTTTTCAATAATACGAAGTTATTCGCACCTTGAACACATAAACATCTTTCTGATAAGAAGTTTACTACCATTTCATCAGCATCAGAAGTATAGTTTCCACCTACAGATCCAGTGATCCAAGATTTCATTTTTCTATCATCAGCTTCAGATTTTCTGTATCTAACATGCAAGAATGGTCTTGAGATATTCTTACCTAACGACTGATCGTATACAGTAGAAGTACCAGCAGGAACAATAAGTCCTTCGATATCTCCAACTAATCCTCTCGTTGTAGCGTCGTTTAAGTATTTCCAGTCAGATTTGTAGAAGTCATAAGAACCTCGTCTAAATCCAGTGAAACCTAAATTAAGAGCCATTTCCTCTTCGTTGTTGAATACACCATAAGATGATCCATTCATTCCTGAAGAAGAGTTAGCAGTAGATAACATGTTATCAATTTCTAAAGCAGTAGCTCTATCTAAGAACATCATGTTCTCTTCAATAGCACCTTGCTTATCAAGTTCTTGTAAGATAGTATCAAACTCAGTTAAACCAGCTTGTGCATAAGGAGCAGATCCAGATACAGAATCGAAATCAGTACCAGTCCATACAAGACCTCTTGAATTAATAGCAGCAAATAAACCTTCAGTACCTGCAACATTGAATGCGTTAGAACCCATTGACTGAGCAGCTAATTCACCTTCAACCATTGCCATTTCCATTTGATCTTCAAATCTTAAACGAGCTTCGTGCTCAGATTTTAAGTACCATAAGAAACCAGAAGCTCCATTTTCAGAAGTAACTTCAACCCAACCGATTTGAGCAGTGTCAGAACCATTAACTTGGTATCTGTCTCTCATGATGATTGGTCTGTTGCTAAACTGAGTGAAAGAAGCATCTAAAGAACCAGTGATCTCCCTTGAACCTTTTCTATATTCAGTACCGTAAACGAATAACTTAATATCGTCTCCGTTAGCGAATGCACCACCAGTTCCTAAATTAGCTTGCGTGTAAGGCTGAGCAGTAACTTGAATACCGTTAGCGTTCACAGCAATAATTAAACACTTAAGTACCGACGTTGATGCAGCGTTAGAAACGATGATAGTATCATGTAACTGAACGTTGTGTCCTGCTGGTAATTTAATAGTGTTAGATGCAGCTGTTTGAACTTCAACAGTGTTAGCTCCGCTTTCTGCAGCATCATATGCTACGTGTAATCTTCCTTGTTCAGACCAGATTACTTGGTCAGATTGTAATGGCATTTCAGCGCCAACCATTTTTAAGAAACCAGAGATAGTTCTATTTCCGTATCTTTCAACTTCTTTCTCATAGATTTCAGGTAAAAATTGTTCTGCGAACGAGCCACCACCAGTGCTATCATTGAATGATAGGTAGTTGTCTCCCCAAAGGGATTGCGTAGGTGCCGGAGTTACGTGATTTAGTTCCGCCCCTTGCGCAGGATTAATAAATTGTCCCATTTTTTTTAATTTTTAATTAATTAGTTAAACTTGTTTTTATTCATTCTAACTCTAAGCCTACTAGTATCATCTCCGCTAACTACTTTATAAGTGGTACCACCTTGCTTAACTTTAGTATGTCCTTGTCTAGGTGTCATATCAACATTCTTTGACTTAGAAATACTTTCTTTTAAAGCATCAGCTTTACCTTGATTGTAAAAGTGATTAGCTATAGCATCGGGATTCATTGCTGTAAATAAAGATTTATGATAACCCGCAGCGTCTGACATTTCATTATTTTTGTTCAAAAACTTTTTGACAAAATTAGATATATCCCCTTGGGTGTTTTTAACCTCTTCAGCATTTTTTACGTTATATCTGTATCTTTTTTCTCCGACATTATATTCAAAACCTTTGAAATTGTCATTAAAAACCTTACCGGTTTCTTTTTTAAATACATCTATTTGACGCGCCTCAACCTTTTTGACATCAGCTTGCTCTTTGTTATATCTATTAAAAAATTCTACAGCTTTCTTTTGCTCAGGCGCTAACCTGCTTCCAGCTTTAATTTCCTCATAGTATTTAGACTTTAGCCCGTCTAAGTGGCTTTTAGCGTTCGCAACTTGCTCTTTCAACGCTAGTTTTTTTCTTTTAATATCTCTATCCTCATCTGTTTCTTCGTCATAAGAAAACTGATCTTCCATTAAGAAGTCAATTTCATCACTAGATAAGTGAGGTTTTGTGTTTTGGTAGTATTCCTTTAGTAGTTGATTTTCATCTAACGATGTATAATCAGTATTTAACCGAACGTAGTCTTGCAGTGAACCACCAGTCTCGTTCATGAACTCTACCACTTTTTGTATGTTTTCTGGTAAAGGGTCTCCTGTAGCCTCAGCTTCAGCAACAGCTTCTTCAACTTCTTCAGTTAATTCTTCTGTTTTTTCTTCAACCTCTTCATCCGTTATCTCTTCTAAAACAGGAGTAACATTTACCTCTGTTTTTTCTTCAGGGGTAACATCTTCCCTTATTTCTTCAACAACAGGTTCTTCCTCTTGTTTTTTCTTACTTAAGTCAACTTTTATAACGTCACTTTTTTCTTCAGTGATTTTATTTTTCTGTTCGTCTAAGTTTACTTTGATGACCTCTGGCTCGTCTTTAACCAATTGTTTAGGTCTTTTTTTCATTTTAACAGGCTCATTAACTACCTCTTCAGTTTTAGCCTCAGCTGGAGGAGGAGTAGACGGTAAGTCTGCTTTAACAGAATCTAACGATTCTTTGCTTTCATTTTCCATAATATAATATAATTAAATAATTAAACATTATCTAGGCTCAAAAGCGCCTAGATCAAAACCACCACCTAGTGTGTCATTGCCTTTAGATTCAAAGTTTTTAGGTGGTGCGTCTTTTGCCCTTTGATCTATTAATTCAGATTGTTGAGATGCTTGCATTTTAGTACGATCATCTTTACGATCTTCTTTTTGTGTTTCTTTTGCTTTAACAGCATCAAGCTCCATTTTCTTTAACTGCATGTTAAGTTGGAACTCATGATCCATTAATTGCTTTTTTATCATAGCTTCAGCTTGTAATCTTTGTTGTTCCATTTCAGATTTAGCTTGTTCTAATTGTATTTTACTTTGAGTTAAGGCTTGTTCTTTTTGAACTTCTGCTTGAGCAGCTACTTGTTGAGCTTGAGCATTTGCCTGTGACTGAGCTTGTATGTTCTCTTGCTGCATCTCTTGATCTCTCTTGAGCTTTTCTCTTCTTCTAACCTTAAGCAATTGGTTTGCTAATTTAACGTTCTTAATCTCCCTTAAGTCAATAGCGTCAGTTAACTCTATTAATTGTTGTTGTAAAGCCTGCTGTATATTGTTTTCAAGCATTGCTCTTTCTTCTTCATCAGGTTGTAGATTTATAAATATACCAAAGTCATACAAATGTAGATTCTTCATTTCATCTAAAGTCGCTACATTGTGAGTTCCTATACTCTGTATAAACGCGTCTCTTGTTGGTGAATATTCTATAATATCAGATATTCTTAATGATAAAGCCTCAGCCATCTCAGCTGTTATAAATAAACCAGCTTGCAATATATGTCTTGTTGCTACGTTTGAATTTGCAGCTGCAAGTTTTTGTACACCAACTAAAGCTTTCGCGTCCGGCGTGCTAGCATCTCTTGCTTCATTTAGACCGGTCACATCTCTGATCATTTGTAAATAATAGTTATATGTCTGAATTAGTGATTGCATTTTTGCACCACCATTCCCAGATTGAATTTCCTGTATAGGAACTTTTCCTGGGTTCATATCACCATCAGAAGTCATTGATCTACCTATTATAGATCCCGTCTGAAAGAACATATTTAATGCTTCTTGAGGATTATAATTTGTACCGTTACCTAAATCTATTTCAGCAAGACCGTCAGCATCTAAATATATGCCGTCAGGTACCATTCGCGAAAGGACTTGTTGGAGTTTTAAGTGTGTTAATTGTATCATGTCAGCAAAACCAGTTATTCTACCAACTAATGATTCTATTTTACCTTTATACATACGTGGCGCTACAATACTATAGTTCATTTTAACTTTAGTAAAATCGCTTTTAGGTCTCATCATATTTTTAGCAAGTTCCCACTTAAGTAGTTTTTCACTACCTAGTACAAGAGCTCCTTCATATAAAACCTCTATAGATCTTGACATTTTACCATATCTAGCTTCCAACATAGCGTCTTCAGCTGGGTTAAATGTATCATCTTTTATTATAACCTTGCTAGCACCAGTAGCAGTTTCTTTTACTTTGTAAACCTCGTTGGCATATGTTTTATAATTAAAATATAAAACTTCAACTTGGTTCTTGTCAGCAGATTCAGAGTGGCCCATATCTTTATTATAGTAACCCTTTTTTAATCTGCTTTGAGAAGTTAATTCTTCTAAGTCTCCTTGCTTTAAATGAGGAAACTGTTTCATCAACTCGTTAACTGGTATCGTTTTAACTTCACCTACATAATATATGTCATCAAAATAAGGTGACTCAGTATGAGAATATACTAAGTTAGCTGGATCAACGTACTCTACTGTAACACCTCTAGATGTATCAAAAGTACATTTAGCTGCTCCAATACCTAGAACAGCTATATCGTAGTAAAATCTTTTCTTAGTTAATTCATATCTATTACCTTCAAACAATGTGTTGATTGCTTGTTCCTCAGCTAACTCAACAGCTTGCTTATAATTTAACTGCATGTGTAAAGCTAGTTCCTCTTCTGAATCAGGTAGTTTATCTGGTTGATTAGCAAATAAATTAACACCAAAAGCTTCTTCAGCAAACTGATTAAGTTCTTTTGTTTTAAGGTCTCTAATAATACCTTCCATGTATTTGGTTCTCTTACTAACTCCGTATGGGTCTTGAGAGAATGCTTTTACATCGTATGTTCTTTCAGCAATACCATTAACAACTATGTCAACAAATTTAGGTATAATAGGTACAGGTGTCCAGTCTAAGTTGAGATAAGATAAGTCACCGTTAATAGATAATTCATTTTTATACTTCTGAATAGATTGCTCTCCTCTAGCATACAGTCTTAATTTATGAAAACTATTTTGATGACTAGAAAATCTATAACCACTGTTATCACGCTTAAACCACTCGTCTTCTATTGCTCTAGCAACTTTAAGACCGTATTCAATCGTAGCTTTCTCTTTATCGCTTGCGACTTGACTAGGGAAAAAACCTTTTGAAAATGAATTAGCCATATTATTATTGTATTAATTTTGAATGCATACCTTTTTGTTTATATTTAGCAATGCTTATGTTTAGTTTTTGTTTTTCTATTTTAGCGTTAGGATTATATAAATGTCTATTACAAGCCATAACAGCTAAACCACTACTAATAGCAGCATCAAAAGCTGTTCTTTTATTTATGTCAAATTTAGCCCAATCTTGTAGTGTTTCTGTAAAATACATGTCACCATAAACTCCTTCACCTTTGTGACCAACGTGATTTTGTATATACATTTCAATAGCAGCTGCGTGAGCTTGTTTTATATCTTCACTAGAGTTTGGTATACCACCGACTTCTCTTTCTGCTACAGATAACTTATTCCATACTTTATCTGGTCTGTTCATGCTGTAACCTCTATAACCTCTTCTTCTTAAATAGTATAAAAGCCTAGGTTTGTTATTCTCAGCGAGTAAAGGCATACCGTAAAAAACCAAAGCCATAAGTACATCTTCAAAAAATATATCAGCGGTTTGTGGTCTAGCTATATATTCTAGGAAAAATGAGTTAGGTGGACAGTTTTCCATAGAGAACTTTGTCAAACCATGTAAAGCACCTTTTGATCCTTTACCATCTACAGTACCTGATATATCATAAGAGTCACATCCAAAAGCTCCCATATGTTCATTACCCGGATATTTTCTATTACCCTTATTTGTGATATTATTTTGAAGGTGTCTAGGTGGAACCCAACTGACTTTAAACCTACCATTAGGATCTGGATAAAAGATCACCTCACTATCCTTCACGCCGTTAGTCCACTGAAAATTACCAGTTGTTAAACTGTTAGATGATCCGGTACCTTCGTTATAATCTATTTGCTCATATATTTTAGCTAAATTAAATATACTGTTTTTTGTTTCGTCTCTGAAAGCATGTTCTTCAGTTCTTGGAAATTGACGATAAAACTCATTAAGAGCATCACCATCATTTTTTAATCCATCAGCCTCATTATTCCAGTGTTCAATGATTCCGATGTCGATTGGTTCATTAAACGGGCCAACAGTTTCTGTTTCAGGTGTGTCGAAGACAGGCATCCCAAAAGAATCAATGAATCCCTCGTAATTCCATTCCATAGGAATGAACAAACTATATAGTCCTGAGCTTGTTTGTCCATTGCGATTTCGCTTGGTGACATCTGATGCATTGTATAGTTTTTTAAAATTATCTCCTCCTTTATCTAAAGCGTTTGATGTTGATCCCATCATACACTTACCTATTACTCTACTACCTAATCTAAGGGTGGTTTTCGTAACACGCCAGTTGTTGAGGATGTTGTTCGGCCTTTCCCATTTACCCGATTCATCGTGGACGAGGAGTTTAAGTTTCTCCCCATCATAGGAGTTATCACCGGTGTTTTTCCAATCGATCGTTGTATCGAGTCCCTGTAAGGCTTCGGGCTTGTCGGTACTTGTAATGTTCCGTCTCGTAAGCTTGGACGCGGGTACTCTATATGCAAGTTCGGTTTTGGGACGGTCCATTCCGTCCTGTATCGGTTTAAAAAAGAACGGATAATTGACCGATATTGGGACGACTTTATCTGTGAACATTTTCTTAGCGTCGGGCCCAGATTTGGACAATATACCGAATCGTGAATCGGAACTAATAGTTGCTGAATTAACCACCTCTCCTGATGCCATAAATGAAAATCCCGATCTACGGTTTTTAAGATAGCACATTCCATAACTCCTCTTGTCTGCTTTACAAGCTTCCCAGAATATAAAGAATAATCTGTTTGCTTCCCTAAAGTCTGGCTGCCCAACATCAATCTTGGACCACTGCAAGTACATGTAATGAGTACCAGTAATGTAAGTAGGGACATCTTTATTATAAAACCAAAAACCTTCTTCTCTTCTTTTAAACTCATTCTCTATATAGTCTATATATTTTTTTTTGAAATCATCTGGGTACTGTTTCCAATCAAAAATAGTTTTAATTCTTTTTAGCTCTACAGGTTGGTCAGTGTATTCCCAGGTGTTCTTGCTAAACTTATATGTGTCACTTTTTTTAGGTAAAGCTATTCTAAGGTTTTGGATCTCGTATACTTCACCTATTTGACCAGTTTTAGATATAACAATTAAATCATGTTCCTTATTATATCCATATTGCCACTTTTTAGATTTATTTAATCTACTTATGGTATTTTTTTTAATAGGTTCTATAACCTTATATAGAGTCTGCTCGTACATTACTTAGATCTTCTTTCGGCAAAACCAGAAAAAGTTTCTTCTTTTTTCTCCTCCACAACTTTTCCATTCAACATATTCTCTTCTTCTTGTATTCTATTTAGAATTTCAAAAGCATCAAATATAGCTAGCTTTTTAGTTGCTGCTGCGTTTTTTAATCTATCAGCAGTTATGTCATCACCTGAATCTACAATAGCTTCTTTTGCTACTTTAA